CTGGACAAACTGAAACATTAAATCTTCCAGAAGATGGAGTTTTATATGTTGATGGTGTTGGAGCAACTTCGGTAACAAATTCAACTTTAATTTTGTTCATCGATAAATAGGAGGCTAGATGGCTACATCAGGCACTACAGATTTCAATCTTGAGATTGATGAAATTATTGAAGAAGCTCTTGAAAGAGCAGGTATAGGTGGCGCACGTACTGGATATCACCTTCGTAGTGCAAGAAGATCATTAAACATTTTACTTTCAGAGTGGGGCAATAGAGGCATTCATTTATGGAAAGTAAAACTTGCAACTGTCCCATTAGTGTTGGGCCAAGCAGAGTATAATTATGCAAATGATTCTTCTAACTTTCCAAATGATATCAATGATGTATTAGAAGCTTATATTAGAAATAACACAACAGCAACTGCTCCAGTAGATACTACATTAACTAAAATTGATAGATCTACTTACGCTTCATTACCTAATAAACTATCACAAGGAACACCATCACAATACTATGTTCAAAGAACAACTAGCCCAAGTATATTTTTATACATTACTCCTGGTTCTTTATACTCAGGTTCAAACTATCAATTAAAATTTTATTATCTTGCAAGAATAGAAGACGTTGGTGCTTACACAAATACAGCAGACGTAGTTTATAGATTTATTCCGTGTTTGACTTCTGGACTTGCTTATTATTTATCGATTAAGCATTCACCTGAAAAAACTGAACAGTTAAGATTATTTTATGAAGATGAATTACAAAGAGCATTGACTGAAGATGGTCAAAGAACATCACTATTTATTTCACCACAAACATTTTATGGAGATGGAGTATAATGCCTTTTGCAACTGGTAAAAGATCTAAAGCAATTTCTGATCGATCTGGTATGGAATTTCCATATTCAGAAATGTTAAAAGAATGGAATGGTTCTTTAGTTCATTATACTGAATATGAATCTAAACATCCACAACTTGAACCAAAACCAAGAGGTGGTGATGCACAAGGATTACAAGATGCAAGACCTGCAAGAACAGAACCTGCGGTAGCTAGAATATTAGATGTTAATCCATTAATTTTAACTTCAGGTTCATCAACTATTTCTGTATTTGAAGAATCGCACGGAAGATCAACAGGAAATATAGTTAGATTTAGAGATGGTGAAGGTGGTTATGGAATTGGTATTAATGATGTTAATGATTCAAATGGTCATTCTATCACTGTTACAGATGTGGATCATTATACTTGGAATGCAACTACAACAGCAACACAACAAGCAAGAATAGGAGGAGGAAGCATATCGGCTGGTCCGGTAACTTTAACACCATAATGACATACGACGAATTAAGAACACAAATTAGAAATTATACAGAAGTTGATAGTGGAGGATTATCAGATTCTACTATTGCACAAATTGTAAAAAATACTGAAAACAGAATTTACAGAGAAGTTCAATCTGACAATTATAGATTTTATGCAACAGCTGCAATGACAACTGGAAATAGATATGTAACTGTACCAACTGGTTTAACTAATATTAGATACGTACAAATAACTGATTCAAACAACGATCAAACTTATTTAGAACAAAAAGATACTAGTTATATTGCTGAGTATGATGCAACACCTTCTACTTCTTATGGCACACCAAGATACTATGCTAACTGGGACGAAGTAACTTGGGTTGTGGCCCCTACACCTAGCACAAATTTTAGTGTTACTATTGCTTATTATAAAAACGTAGTATTAGACTCTTCTAACAATAATTCTACTACTTATTTATCAACTTATGCAGAAGACGTATTATTAAATGGTTGTTTGGCAGAAGCATATAAATACTTGAAAGGTGCGCCAGATATGATACAAGTTTACGAACAATCATATCAAACGGCTAAAGAGTCATTTGGTATTGAACAAACGGGTCGTAGAAGAAGAGATGAATACACAGATGGAGTTGTACGGGTACCTTTACCGTCAGTTAACCCATCGAAATAGGAGGATAAATGGCAAACATAGTACCTGATAGTTTTAAACAAGAACTGTTTTTAGGAACTCATAACTTCAGCACTTCAGCTGGTGATACTTTTCAATTAGCTTTGTATAGCACTGTAACAGGTTTTTCTGCTGCAAGTACAACTGTTTATACAACTGACAATGAAATAAGTGGAACTGGTTATACTGCTGCAGGAGCTGCATTAACAAACACAGCTGTTAGTGTTGCACAGAATATTGCCTTTGTTGACTTTAGTGATTTAACTTTTCAAACAGCTACAATCACTGCATCCGCTGCTTTAATCTATAATACATCACAAGCAAACAAAGCAGTTGTGGTGTTAGATTTTGGTGGAGACAAAGCATCAACAAATGGTGACTTTACTATTCAGTTCCCAGATGCAAATTCTACAAGTGCAATTCTAAGAATATCTTAGTAGTTTTGCCATATAAAAATTTATGGCTACAAATACACCTTGGAATTCAGGCGAATGGAATCTTGGCACTTGGAGTGGTCTAGGTGTTGATGTTGTAGTTAAGATCGGTGATGAAGCCGGTTGGGGTTCAGGTGCTTGGGAAGCAGGCGCTTGGAGTGAAAATTCTTACGCATTTCCTTTATCATTAAAATTTGTTGCACCAAATCAAAACGCTTGGAACGAAGATGTTTGGAGTGCTGATGATTGGAATGGTGGTGTAACTGTAAATGTATTTGGTAATGCAAATATAGTTCCAACCGCACAACAATTAAATGTTTCAACAGGTTCGTTAGACTTTGTAACAAACGCAAACTTTGCAGTTACAACAAATAATTTAACAATTAGTTTAGATAATGTAACAACTGTTGCTGAAGCAAATATAGTTCCTGCAACTAACTTATTACAATTAGCGGTCCAATCTCCAAGTATATCTGCAGATGGATTTACAGAAGCAGTAACAGGTGAAGAATTAGGATTTAGTGTAGGTTCAATAACAGTTAATCATAATGCAATTCCAACATTTGATGGAAGTGAAGTTTCAATTAGTGTTGGTGGTGTAATTATTGAAGGTGGTTTAGAATTAAATGTTACAGGTTCTGGAGTTACTTTAACTTCAGGAGATATTGGCATTAGTTCAGATGCTAATGTTAATACTTTTGCTGGAAGTATCATTAATCCAAGATCAGGTAGTCCAACTATATCAGGAGAAGCTTTTGTTGTTCCTACAGGATCAACTATTCAAACAGCTGTTGGAACAGTAAATGTAGCTGCCGTTTACCACGTTATAGGGTCAGAAATATCTACAGAAACTGGCACTCTTGGCTTTAGTACAGATCAAGTTATAGAGGTTACAGGTAATAACTTGACTTTAGGATCAGGAGACCTTATTATTACGATTTGGGAACCAATTGTTCCTGGAGCAAATCAACCGTGGACAGCTATAACAACAGGAGCCACGCAGACTTGGACACCTATTAGTACCGGTGCAAATCAAACGTGGACAGATATTTAAAAAAATGATATTGAGGAAATTATATGGCTAGTACATTTTCAAATTTAGGAATTATACTCCAAGCGAGTGGTGAAAACTCGGGTACGTGGGGTGATAGAACTAACGTAAACTTACAAAGAATTGATAACGCTATTTCTGGTTATTCAGCAACTGTCTTAGCAGCAACAACTACATCTTTAGCTTTTTCTACAAACTCAGATACAACAACTTACACTGAAGAAAATGGAAGAAGTAAAGTAATAGAATTTACAGGTACACCTGGTGGTACAGTTACTTTAACTGTTCCAAACATTGATAAAGATTACATTGCAAAAAACCAAACTAATCAATCTATAACTTTCACGGCTGGAGCAGGTGCTTCAACGTATACTTTAGAATCAGGTTATGATGCACATATCTTTGTAGATGGTTCAGATGAAGTTAGAAATGCTTATAATAAATTAAAAGTTAATACACTTTTTGCAAGTAATATAGCTGTTTCTGGTACAACTACATTTACCTTACCAACTACGGATGGTACAAATGGTCAAGCCATTATAACTAATGGATCAGGTACTTTAAGTTTTGGATCAGCAGGTATTTCAACAGGAAAAGCTATTGCAATGGCAATAGTTTTCGGTTAAAAGAAACAAGGAGATTAAAAAATGGCAAACCCGAATATAGTAAATGTAACATCGATTGTAGGTGGTAATATTGGTTTCAATTTATCTAATACATTAACTGCTACTTTATTAACAGTAGACTCAGATAAAATTTTAAAAATTAATAGAATAACAGTTGCAAACGTTGATGGCGCATCTGCCGCTGACGTAGATATTTTTGTTGACGGTATGGGTAATGGTGCAACAGGAATTACTGCAACAGGAGCTGCAACAGTATATTTAGCAAAAACAGTTTCGGTACCAGCTGACGCAACGTTAGTATTGGTCGATACACCTATCTACTTAATGGAAGGTGATATATTAAAAGGAGGCGCTAGTGCATCTGGCGACCTAGATCTATTTATTTCATACGAAGTATTAGACGACGCATAGGAGGTTCTTTAAGCTATGGCAAATGGCGGAATTATAGGACCAATAAACACAACAGCTAAAAGGAAGAAACCAAAAGTTTCTGTTTTTACAGCATCGGGTTGTTTAACTACAGAATCAGATACATCATTAGTTAATGCTACAATCATTGCTGGAGGTGGAGCTGGTGGAACTGGAGGCGGTGCTGCTGGTGGTTTAAGAGTTTTAACTTGTCAATCCGTTCCAGGATCAAGTCCTTTAACTGTCACTGTTGGTGCTGGTGGAGCTGGCTCTGGTTATTGCACAGTTTCAAATGGAAGCAATTCAGTTTTAGGTGCTGCACCTGAAGCATTAAATTTAACCTCAACAGGAGGTGGTGCTGGTGGTACAAACACTAGTCCACGTGCAGGTTCACCAGGAGGTTCTGGTGGTGGAGGTGGAGTTAATAATACAGGTGGTTGTTTTGTTGCTAATATTCCTGGTGGAACAGGAACTTGTGGTCAAGGAAATGCAGGTGGTAATGGTGGTCAAGGTTGTTTTGGAGTTAATTTAGCTGCTGGTGGTGGAGGTGGTTCAGGATCTGTTGGAGAACAAGGAAACACTGATGGAACTGGTTATGGTGGAGATGGTGGAGATGGAACTGACATAAGTTCAACTGCATCTTATTTATCTAGTTTTGGTGGAGCAACTACTTCTTATAATCCTACAGGAACTTTCCCTGGATTTGTTGCTGGTGGTGGAGGTGGTGTAGGTGGAAATACTCCTTATCCAGTTACCGCAGGTGCTGGTGGTTCTGGTGGTGGTGGAATTGGAAACAATACAAAAAATAGTGGACAACCTGGAGTTGCTACAACAGGTAGTGGAGCAGGTGGATCAGGATGTGGTCCAGGAACTGGTTCAATTCAAAATGGTGGATCAGGTATGGTTGCTGTTCAAGAAACAAATGGATCAGGCCCAGGAGCCACGGGCGTATTTACATTAGGTGAAGTTTACGAAGCAAGATTAAATGATGCTTGGCCAATAACACCTTTTGGCGGAATTAATATTTTAGCAATTGGCGGTGGTGGAAGTACTATACCTTGTAGAGGTGGAGGTGGTGGAGCAGGTGGATATAGATTTAATACAAATTTAGAATTATCATTAAATAATAATTATACTGTTACTGTAGGAGCAGGAGGTGCAGAAATTTCTAGACCTGTAGCTCCAACTTATACTCCTAGTAATCCTGCGGGTAGAGGAAATGATTCAAGTTTTTCAGGACCAGATATTCAAACATTTACTGCTGGAGGTGGTGGTAGAGGAGGTGTTGGAGGATATTCAGTTCCAGGACCTAATTGTGGACACGGCGGAGGAGATGGAGGTTCAGGTGGTGGAGCTGGAACAGGATGTGGTGTACAAGGTACACCAGTAGGATCAGGAAATACTCCTACTACTTTTACATCTCAAGGAAATCCAGGAGGACTTGGAGCACCAGGACCACAAAATAATGCTGGAGGTGGCGGTGGTGGAGCAGGAGCTGCTGGATCAAACTCTCCAGGACCAGGTATTGGTGGAAATGGTGGAGCAGGATCTTCTAATTGGCCAGGCGACTGTACTACAAGAGCAGGTGGAGGCGGTGGTGGTGGAAATACAACTAATGGAACAGGTGGAGCAGGTGGTGGTGGTACTGCTGGTGCAGGAACAGCTAATACTGGAGGTGGTGGCGGTGGTTGTGGTCCTTGTTCTACTGGAGGATCAGGCGTAGTTATTATTCAATATCCAGGATCACAAAGAGCAGGTGGTGGAACAGTTTCAACAGTTGGATGTAACACACAACATTTATTTTCAGGTTCAGGTTTTTTTAGTACAACTCCAGGTACATACAAAAATTATGATTATTTATTAGTAGCAGGTGGAGCAGGCGGTGGTTCTTCTTATAATACTGACAATGGAGGTGGAGGTGGAGCAGGAGGATTTAAAACTTCTTATTGTGAACCTACTAATACAGCTTTAGCTTTAGCAGATGGAACAACTTATACTGTAACTATCGGCGCAGGAGGTACAGGCGCACCAGGACCAGCTCCTACGGCAGCAGGTGGAGGTGTTGGAGGATTAACTTCAATTAGTCTAATAACAATTCCAGGCGGTGGTGGAGGAGGAACATTTATTTCAGGTGTTCCTTGTCAAGCTACAATAAGAGCAGGTAATCCAGGAGCATCTGGAGGCGGTGGATCAGGTGGATCAGGTGGAAATCCTGGAGGAACAGGAATTTGTGGAATTGGTAATCCTGGAGGAGCTAGTTTACCAACAGGCCCAGACGCTTCAGCTGGAGGTGGTGGTGGAGCAGGAGCTGCTGGAGGTGGTGGAACAGGACCTCAAGGTGGTTTAGGTGGAGTTGGTAAGGCAGGAGCAATTTTTGGATGTATTCCAACTGCACCAAGTTATGGAACACCAGGACCAGCGCCTGGAAGATGGTTTGCTGGTGGTGGAGCAGGTGGACACCCTACAAATGGTGGAACAGGTGGAGCTGGCGGTGGTGGCGATGGAGCAGATGCGGGTGGAGAAACAGGTACGTCAGGAACAACTAATACAGGTGGCGGTGGTGGAGCTAGTAGATCATCTAATACAGGTGGTGCAGGAGGTTCTGGTATTGCTGTATTTAGAATACCAACAGCTTGTAAACCAGCTGCTTTTGCAGTATCACCAGGAACTAATACAACAACTACTTGTGGAACTGATACTTTAGCTATATTTACAGTAACTGGAACATTAACTTTATAAAAATATATATTTACAAAGGTTAAAAATTTAAGTATAAAAACAAACATAGGAGACAAAAATTATGGCACACTTTGCTGAATTAAAACAAAAAACAGATCAATTTGATTCGTCTAGAACTAATTGGGTGGTAGAAAGAGTTATTGTTGTTGACAATAGACACGTACCAACTGATGAAGGTCCAGAAGGAGAAAATTGGTGTTCTAATTTCTTTGGTGGTGGCACTTGGAAACAAACTTCTTACAATTCTAATTTTAGAAAACAATACGCAGGAAAAGGTTATACTTATGACTTTGCTAAAAATAAATTTTTAGCACCACAACCTTTTGCTTCTTGGTCATTAGATTCAAATGATGACTGGCAAGCTCCTGTAACTTATCCAACAATTCAATCTTACGATGATAATGGAACTGAAAAATTTTATATCATTAGTTGGGACGAAGCTAATCAAAAATGGACTGCTAAAGACAGATCAGACCCACAAAATTCATTTAACTGGGACGCATCAGGGTTAACTTGGGTGTCCGCATAGGAGGACATCAATGGCCAGATCAAATGGCGGCATAATCGGTAAATCAAACAAATCTTCATTTGGGAAGAATAAAATAACTGCGGTTAATGCTACAGGTTGTTTTACTTCACAACCAGGTACAACTTTAATATCAGCAATGTTAGCTGGTGGTGGAGGTGGTACTTCTGGAGTTAGAAATACACCAGGTGCAGGTGGAGGTGGTGGCGGTGTTGTTTTACATCCAGGTTTAACTATTTGCGGCAACACATCTTATCCTATTGTTATTGGTGCAGGTGGAACAGCAGGTACAGCTCCCTGTGGTCCAGTTTCAAATCTTGGAACTCCAGGTTGTAATACTACAGGTTTTGGTTTAACAGCATTAGGTGGTGGAAAATCAATTTTTTCAGGTGATCCTCTTGCTTCAACTTGTTCATCTGACCCTTTTTCAGGTTCAGGTGGTTCAGGTGGAGGTATTATGGGAGGTGCTCCTGCAGCTACATCAACTCAAGGATTAAGTCTTCAAGCTTGCCAACCAGGCGATTCAGGAATTTATGGTTATGGAAACAGAGGTGGAAATGTTGATGACTTTGCTCCAGGTGGAACAGCTTCAGGTGGTGGTGCTGGTTCAGCAGGAACAAGAGGAACATCTCCTCCTACAACACCTGATGCGGGTGGTAATGGTTTAGATATTACTCCATTTTTTGGAGCAGCCCCTCAACCTTTTTATACTGCTGCTGGTTTTATTGCTGGCGGTGGTGGAGCTGGCGGAAGATCATATCCTTGTTCACCTAATTCTGCAGCAGCTCCAGGTGGTGGAGGAATCGGTCAAGGTATGGCATCAGGAGCGCCAAGACCAGGTGGCGGAACAGATGGAGGAACAAATACAGGTGGCGGTGGTGGAGCTAAAACTTCTACAGAAACTTTTTATCCACTAGTAGGTTCTAGTGGCGGTTCAGGACAAGTTTTAGTAAAAGAATTAAACAAAGCAAGTGGAGTATGGTCTCTACAAAGTCAATTTCAAGCAGTGAAACAAGGATCGTGGCCATCTAATCCTGTTGTTGCACCTTTCAATATTAATGTTTTAGTAGTAGCAGGTGGTGGTGCTGGAAGATATGGTCAAGCTGGAGGTGGT